GCAGAGGAATTGGATTTACACTATGATGTAAAGGAAGATCGTGTCGTGTTTCCTATCCTACATAATGGGAAATACGTAGATGCTACAGGCCGTTCACTTTCGTGGAGAAAACCTAAGTGGAAAAGATATGGAAAAAATAGCTTGCCATATCACTACGGTCATGCTAGTGTCGCTGTAGTTGTTGAGGACTGTGTTAGTGCTGCTGTGATTGGTAGCTATGGTTCATTTGTCGGGGTAGCATTACTTGGAACATCGCTACTTCCTATCCACAAACAGTTTCTTTCACAGTTCTCAACAGCCATCGTAGCACTTGACCCCGATGCACTTACAAAAACCATTAAGTTTACAATGGAATTAAGAAGCTATGTGAACGAGGTTGTAGCTATAAATTTAAATGACGACATCAAATATCGTCATCCCGATGATTTACGCAAACTAGAAGAGATAGGAGATAAATATGGAACTTGCACTAATTCGTAGTCTTATGGACAAAGACTTTTATGATGAACATCGTGGGGCTAAATGCCCTGACAGATTATTTCAAAATGAGGACATTAAAAAAATTAAAAAAGTAGTAGATAAAGCTATGGATCAATATTCCAGAACTGTAACACCTGATGAGATTCAGGCTTTGTTTATGACAAGTAACCCGACTATGACTACAAGCGAGAGAACAGCCTTTGATTCTCTCTTTTCTAAATTGAAAAAAGAAGAGCCTATGGGCAATGACATAGCACAAGAAGTGTTGTCAAAATTGTTTCAGCAGGTTGTTGGAAAGGACGTAGCCAATTTAGGTATAGAGTACGTAAATGGTGGACAAAGAAGTCTAGAACCACTACGTCATATTATTGAACAGTACGGAGATGATTTTACTCCCAATCTAAATATTCAATGGGATCACATGGATATTGACACACTACTTGCTAAGAATGACCTAGAAGCAAAATGGACATTCAATATTGCAACGCTTGCAAGAGAAGTTCCCGGAATTAATGATGGACATTTGATTGAAGTTGGGGCTAGACCCAATACAGGCAAGACATCCTTTCATGCTAGTATGATTGCTGGTCCGGGTGGTTTTGCTAGGCAGGGTGCTAAATGTATTATTTTATGTAACGAAGAAGCTAGTCATCGTGTTGGCGCACGATACCTTACAGCCGCAACTGGTATGACTATGCATGAAATAAAAAGAAATCCATCTAAAGCACGTGATTTGTATAAAGAAGTTCACGATAACATAAAAATAAAAGATGCCACGGCTCGTGACATGTCTTGGGTCGAGTCTGTCTGCAAGTCATACAAACCTGACATATTGGTGCTAGACATGGGCGATAAGTTTGCACGGTATGGTGGGTTTGCTCGTCCTGACGAGGCACTCAAAGCTAATGCAGTACATGCTCGTATGATTGCAAAGCAATATGGCTGTGCTGTGTTTTATATGTCACAACTATCTGCTGATGCAGAAGGTAAAATAGTATTGAACCAAAGCATGATGGAAGGTAGTCGTACAGGTAAAGCTGCTGAAGCTGATCTAATGATACTGATTTCAAAAAACCCACCTGTTGAAAATCAGGAAAAAGAAGATTTACAAAGGCATCTTAATCTGGTAAAAAACAAACTTACAGGATGGCATGGAATAGTTCACTGTGAACTTAATTACAAAATAGGGAGGTATGAAGAATGATAAAAATGTACACAAAAGATACTCTTAATGAGTTAGATGAGGATGTTCAGTACCATCTTGATGAGGCACTAAAGTTGAATAGAAAAAACTGGCATAAGGATGTATACAGTAATCGTCATACACGGAATGCAAAAAGACTTATTAAATTAAGAAAGTTCTTAGAAAGAGATTTAAAGGTTGAGTTTTTTGGTCATAAGAACTTTGGCTTGGTAGAAATAAATAGAAAGTTTGTTGTTTGTTTGTTAAATAATGAATGGAGAACCGTTGATAACACAAAATGGTACAAACATAAAGAAGACCTTGACCATTTCATAGACAATTATATTTTAGGAGAAAAGAATGAAGCTAACACTTGATGTAGAAAATACCGTAACACATCGTGACGGTAAAATGCACCTTGACCCATTTGAGCCTGAGAACTCACTTGTTATGGTTGGTGTTCTTACTGACATGGGTGACGAGGCACTGGTTCCTTTTGACCATTCAGAGGCTCCATCTACAAACGTAGATTCAAGGATACTTATACAATCTTATCTTGATCAAGCAAATGTACTCATAGCACATAACGCAGCATATGATTTGGTTTGGTTGTGGGAGTCTGGATTTAAGTATGACGGACCAGTTTTTGATACTATGCTGGCAGAATATGTTATGCAGCGTGGACAGAAAGAACCACTGTCGCTTGAGGCTTGTGCTGAACGCTATGAGTTGGACACGAAGAAGCAGGACACATTGAAGGAATATTTTAAGAAAGGATATAGTACAAGAGATATACCTTACAAAGAATTGTGTGAGTATCTGTCTTCAGATTTACATGCTACACAGCAACTTGCTACAAAGCTGATGTATCGTTTGAATAGCCCATCGGATAGTCATCTTCGTAATACTGTTGATCTTAGTAATCAAGTTGCAGTTAGCCTTGCACGTATTTATCAAAGGGGTTTTAAAGTAGATCTAGAAAAACTTAATGAAGTTAGAATAGAATTTGAAAAAGAAAAAAGTCAGATTGAAACAGATCTAAGAAAACATGTACAACGTATCATGGGTGACACACCTATTAATTTAAATAGTCCAGAACAATTATCTTGGGTGATATATAGCAGAAAGCCTAAAGATAAATCACTATGGGCTAATTCTTTTTCACCCTACATGGATGATATGGAGTTTCGTAAAACAGTTGAATCTGAATCCACTATAATGTATAAGACTATAGCTGAGCAGTGTAATGAATGTGCAGGAACAGGTTACATAAGAAAGAGAAAGAAAGATGGAACTTTCTATGCTAAAGCCAATCGCTGTGTTACTTGCAATGCTGAAGGATACCATTTTATTCCAACGGATCGTGTCGCAGGATTACGCTTTACACCGCCTAAAGCAAAGTGGATTAGTGCAAATGGATTCAGTACTTCTAAAATTAATCTAGAAATACTGGAGAGAGTAGCCAAACAAAAGGGAATGACAGATGCTGAAGATTTTTTGGCAAAGGTACGTAGACTTAGTGCAATTGATACCTATCTTTCATCGTTTATTGATGGTATAGCTACTCACACTAAACCTGATGGCATGCTACATGTACGCTTACTACAACACAGGACTGCTACAGGCAGATTTAGTGGTGCAGACCCTAACATGCAGAATATGCCACGTGGGAATACGTTCCCTGTTAAGAAAGTGTTTGTGTCACGCTTTGATGGGGGCAAAATTATGGAAGCGGATTTCGCACAACTAGAGTTTCGTGCAGCCGCATTTTTATCACAGGATGGAGTTGCAATTGAGGAAGTATCTACTGGATTTGATGTACACGCATACACCGCGAAAGTTATTACCGATGCTGGTCAGCCTACGGATCGCCAGACTGCAAAAGCACACACGTTTGCTCCGCTCTACGGCGCAACAGGCTTTGGAAGAACAAAAGCAGAGGCAGCATACTATGAACACTTCACGCAGAAATACCAAGGTGTCGCAGATTGGCATTCCAGACTGGCTAAAGAGGCTTTAAAAACAGGCCTTATAACTACGCCTTCTGGAAGGCAGTTTAAGTTTCCTGATGTAAAGAGGCGTAAAAATGGAACAGTATCTAACTTTACACAGATTAAGAATTATCCTGTGCAAAGTTTTGCTACAGCAGATATTGTACCACTTGCACTTTTACATATTGATGGGTTGCTTGCATACGCAAAATCCTGTATAGTAAATAGTGTTCATGATAGTATTGTTATAGATGTTCATCCAGATGAGGAAAGGCTTGTACTTCAGGCAATTAACAATACGAATGAAGAATTGACTAATTTGATAGCTGGTAGATGGGGAATAGATTTTAATGTTCCTTTGCTACTAGAAGCAAAAATTGGTCCTAATTGGCTTGACACGAAAGACGTGGCGTGATATAACTATGGCTTTCCAAAATGAAAGGAGTAAAAATATATGAATGATATAGTAA